TCACCTCCAACTATAATGACCTACCAATTGCCAAGGCCCAAATCGCCTGTTTCTAATGTCGCTGGACCGTTGAACAGTACTGTGTGAACGAAGTACCTGTCAGCATCGAGACAATGGTCATTTTCCTTTGTCGGCTTGTCCTCGCCGCGTTCCTGAGCTTTTGGATCCCAGACATAGGAATAGAACTCACGAAACGTATTTGTGCAGCAATCGTTGAAAAAGATCATTCTGGTCTTAAGCGCCGTTGCAACGTTGCGGATTCCATCAAGCACCTCATTGTTGGCGTTCATGACCGGGAACTTGCCCTTTTGCTTAATTAGGGCAATAAAAGAAGCGGCGCTCGGGTCAACGATTACCGCCTTGAGTTTAGGCTCGGAATAGTAGTCATAAGGATCATAGTTGCGATCCTTGTCGTAGAGATCCCCAATGAACTTTTCCAAGTCCTTATAGTAGTCTTCATCGGTTTTTTGCTTACCCTCATCCCGGCCAGAGTAGTAATACTCCTTGACCTTGTACCACTTCTTGCCATACTTACCCCACAGACCGAAAGTGGTAGGGTTCTGGGTGCCATAGTCAACGGAGACGTAGTATTCAGTGTAGTTCCTAGGTTCAGTAGGGACCTTGTGGACTGACTCGTCAAACATGTCATAAATAACGCCTTCCGCCATGACCCAAAGGCCCAAAATGTAGCGTTTGAAGAACACACCAGCAAACATCCGGCGAAATCGTTCTTTGACCTTCTCGGAAAGGGTCAAATTATCGTCCATCGTGAAGTGAAGATGATAGATCCGCTTTTCCTCGGCTTTGTCGATATATTCAAGCTTCATAAAATGATATGGGCCACGTGGGTTACAGTTCATGAAGATTTTCGAGCCATCGATAGAACAGCGGCCAATCATCTGATCCACAAAAGAATGCGGAAACAAAGCCACCTCATCGGCCAGGGCCCCTGCTGCGGTTAGTCCCTGCAGCACGTCCTGGGACGATTCATTATTGGCACCAAAACAGTAATATGTGTTGCGGCCAATAACGATGAAGTTCTCTGATCGGTTATACTCATATGGAATACCCCAAGCACTAAGGATCTGAAACATTGGTTTGAGCACGTTGCGTTTTAAAGCTCCGATGCTTTTGCCAGCAATGATGAAATCTTCCCCTTTGGGAAACGCCTCGAAGGTCCACTGAAGAAAAGAACAGATCATGGCAATAGTCTTACCGCTCCGAATGGCTCCATCGGCAATCACTATGTCGTAGCCTTTGTAAGGAGAACCATCTCGCCACCAATTGAGAAGTCTGCGCTGCTTAATAGAGAACGGCCTGAACCGAAAGGATTTAGCCTTACGTTTACTCCGCCTCATCGTAATCATCCTCAAACAGAGCTCTCACTTCATCTACTGCGACGGTTGTGGCCTCGATGAAGTCTTGGATAGCCTCCTGGTCACTTCCAGCACCATCTCCGGTTAGCTTCAAACGCTCAAGATCTAGCTTGGCCTTGTCAACTGCGAGTTTTTCTTCATCAATCTTACGTTTCCACGAATCAGGAATAACGTCCCGGTATTGCTCCAATTTCTCGAGAGCTTTCATCTTATCAATTAGCTGGATGCTGGCTCCGTCTCTTCCTTGTTTGACGGACGAAATCAACTGGCCATCTACCATGAACGATTCCTTGAACCTCATCACGTTTACTTCTTTTAGTAAGGGTTCTTTTTTCCCCGTATCTGGGTTCGTTATTATAATCGGACTACCTGAGGCCATGACGGGAACTAACTGCGTGCCGAACTCAACGAAATCAGTTATATCTGCAAAAGCAATTTTGGCATACTGGTTTAAAATGTCCATGGCGTCAACGTACAGTTCGCTGGCCATAGCCCGCTTTAACCTCGTGAGCTCTTGCTTTATTTTAGGTTTCCTTAAGTTTTCGTGACCAATGACATGAGCCGTGTGTGGAGAATATCCAGCCTTGATGGCGGCTTGCGTAGCATTAAACGTCCTTAAATAGTGCAAACAAAAAAGACGCTGCATATCTGTAAGATCAGCATCTTCTAACTCCTCTAGAATCTGTAGGTCCATTCTAGACTCGGAATCCTCTTTCTTCGCTACAGCCTTTCCCCGTTTCGTTGCACGTTTTTCCCTAGACGTTGCTTTTTTGCTTTGCGTTGCCTTCTTTTTCTTCGGGTTATCGTTCGGCGTTGCAACACTAGCGCCGGACAACTCCGCATCCCAATTTTCTCTATTCTTGCGAGAACGTAAGGTGGCGGCCTTAACACCATGCTTCTCAGCCAAGTCTTTAAGCACCAGCGTGCCGTGACTATCAAGATACTCTTGCTTGATTACTTCCCAATCTGGTTTGTTAGCCACACCACCACCTCGTTGTTAGTGAATTAAAAAAGAGCCCGAAGGCTCTATGATGTCTGTTGTTTGATCCAATTTCGATCACTCTGAGTATATCGACGCTTGCTTTTCCCCAAAACAATGAATCGATTTCAAGGCTTCTATGGCACCCAATGCCCAAGTGTAGTGCTGATCATCTGAATGGTCATTTCCGCTATCTAGTCCACATATTGTTTCCAAAGACCAGCGCACACGATCTATATTTTCTTTTGTATTCCCCCTGATACTTTTGGTCTTTTCCAAACTAGAAAGTATTGAGTCGATTGTCGCCAATAATTGAAGGCGAGCTATCGAATCATCACTTTCGTACAAAGCTTGTGCTAAATCTTCGAGTTTATCAATAGCCATCAATGGTTCCATGGCAATCCCCCCTTTTTTTGCGCTTATCTGCTAAAGATAATATTGGACATATTAGCAGAGATGCCTTCTACAAGTGGGGGGGAAAAGTCAAACTTACACTTTACCCACCATAACCTTATCACATGTTATATCGCCTTGACAATGCCCTCTTTTTGCCCTGAGTATATCCCCAGCTACAGGGCTTTTTTGAGTCCATCAATGCCAAAGAGGAGGGCACTTAGTCTTTCGCAAGCTATGTCAATGTCCTTGTAGACGGTCCTTGGGTGGATTTGTTCGTCTAGGGCAATTTCATCAACCGACATAGAAACATCGGTTATATACATGTTATGGATGATCCTATATCGCCTCATATCTTCTTCTGCATTTGACTGGTGACAAAGGATCTCGAAGATTTTCATCATCTCATCAATGTGAGCTAATATAATGGCGGTACGCTCGGTAGTCCGTTTAATGCTCTCAATGTAGATCTCCTCGCTAGACCAAAGATCATCAATAGAATCCAGAATATCAATGGCATTCACATTCATGGTGTCAACAATAATCTCTGAACGCTCAAATATGGCATTTTGACAATGCGCTTTCAAAGTACGGTAATTGCGTAGTAATAGTTTCGTGTTACGGAGCCTGCGATCATATCGACCTTTAACCGCTCTATTTTTCTCCTTCTCAAATGCTTCAAGAGCTGCTTTCGCCCCAGCCTCTGCTGCCAACCTGATGATTTCCCGTTGACTTAATCCATTTTTGCTCATTTGTGCAGCTCCTTTCAGTTTGAACAGTTTTCCCAATTAAAAAAGCCGACACAGCAGGTGTTATCCTGCAAATGTCGGCGTCCGTTCTTTGGGTAGCCTTAACTAGCGATTCGTTTCCACGAGCCTTTAACCCGATGCTTAATGGGTGCTCGAAAGTAGTATCTTTTCCCAGCAGCATCTTTCACCCACGTCTTATGGTAGGGCCAGTGAGTTCTTTGCTCGACCTCCAGTTTATCTTTGTCGACAATAATTTTCAGAGTATCTCCTGGTTCAAGGACTGTAGGTAAACTTGGATGACACTCGGCATAGATGTCCATTAAGTATTTCTTGCGTCCCGCCGGGATGCCCCAGCTGGTTATAGTTGTGCGCCTTACACCTACATTGGCACACTCAATGACCACACTTGGACTCATTGCTACGCCAAGATGACCAACATAAGCATAACTAACATCGACTTTAATTAAAGACTGCCTTTCCACGCTCCAACGATTAAGAGCTATCCCAACCTGAACCGTGGTCAAAAAGGCTGCATATGTTGACACGATCGCGGCGTAAATTGCAAGAATCTTGGTCAAAGTCTCTGGGTCTAGCTGTAACATACCGTTCCCCCAATCCCCTTTGTCTTCACCCCACCCTCTCCCGCTCATACTTATCCACGAAGATGGGCTTGCCATTTTGAACCTTGATGATGATCTCGCCATATTTAATCGACCTGAGTGCTTCTTCTACTTTTCTTACCGCTTCGCTAATCGACATAGTTTTGTTATCCACGATTCACACTCCTTTAATCATTCGTGATAGTTCCACCATTTTCCTGCTGGTTGGTGTGAGGATCTGAATCAAGTCTGCTGGGTACATCTTGCATCTCTGGCCGCAGTAACTCAGTTTGAACCGCAAAGGCTATGTTTAGGATCACACCGCCACCTCCGAGTAAAGTGCACTTATCACAGGACTAGCTTTGTCACCCAGGAGCTCCTCGATAGCGAGAGCAATGGTCCCTGCTTGCTGTAGGAGATCGGCCTCTTTGGCGAGTTTCTCTGCTTGTTCCAGCTTGCTTTTGGCAGCAGTAGCAAAGTCATCCACCGTAGTCTTGGCCGCATGGCCGACATCCTCTCTGGACACAACTGGAGATTGTTTTTTCTCGGATTCCACAAGACTTGCTTGTGGAGCACAAGCCCCCCTCATTGTGACCTGGATCCCTATACTCTTAGCATGGTCTAGGAGCTTGTACAAGCGGTGACTGGTTAGGTTGAACATGGCAGTCATCTTTCTCACGGATGTATTCCTGTTGTACTCTTCAGCTACTAGTCGTGCTTGCTCATCTAAATCAAAGTCCGCAAACAGCATCTTTACATCCTCCTTGCCTAGAATCTCACTGATCGGTTTCATTTTGGGCACCTGCGCTTTTGGTCTGACAAACAACTCTCTCTTTCGGACCTCCCCATCCTTGCTGACGCTCACTAGAGGATCTGCAAACTGCCAAGCCTCGGGTGGAGTTTCGAGGGCCACAAGACCGTCAGGTAATCGCCCAAACTTTTGTTCGTATGTTTTCATGCCTTGGCTTTTCCCCCTCACGCACTCTTCTTCAAATCCTTCACGACTTCAATCTGCGGCTTAATCAACTCATCATCCAGCCCTAGATAAGCCAGTCCAATTCTCGCCAGCGCATAAGCATCTACTTCATCATTGGTCTTGGCCTCGAAGCCCCAACGCTTAAAGACCCCGAGCCTAACCTCATCTTTAGCAGCATTGCCTTTGCCACAAGCGAATTTCTTAACCCGAGTTGGTGGTACAATTAAGTATTTCCAGCCATCGACATATAAGGAGTGTTTGACCACCCCGCCAAGCTCCGCAAGAGGAGCCATGGCATTGGGCCTACCAAAGGCATAACCCTCAATTACTATAAGATCTGGTTGATTGAGACTAACCAATGCCATAATCTGCTCCCTGAGGTGTTCGAGTCTGGCCTCGCCCTTGAATTTGCTCTTGATGACCATGCTTTCCGTACGAAGACCTCCCTGGCCCTCCCCGGGGCTGAGAACTACAGCCCCGGTACTAGTTAACGATAAATCTAAGCCAATTACGGTTAGTGACATAAGAATTGATCTCCTTTCCTACTCCAAAACCATGTACTCGTACCAGCCACAGTAGAGATATTTGATAGTTACACCTACGGCCAGAGGATGCTTGTCCCAAACCTTTGCAGATGCTTGATCGAAATTATCAGCGTAAATCCTACGAGATGTCACCTCTATCGCTCCTGACATGCTGGACAAACATCAAACCATAATCCGTCTTCTAATCGCTTACCTCGCCAACCATTTTCCTTCTTATAGTCAACAGCTTCCGTGAATTCGGCAAACTCTTCTTCAGCCTCTATTTCGCAACGATCACAGATGAGATAGTACACCCCATGAATCTTATCAATCATCTACCCTACCTCCCTTATCTCTGGACCAGCTTGTCCCACACACTGACTGCAAAGGTTCTCTTCGACCCAGTGACAACCACCTTGGCAAGCATCGTTCCAGGTGCATCCACAAACCCTGCAACGTTGTTCTTCCAGTGGCCAGTGGTACACATTGTCTTGAAGTTTGGTGTCGTAGATTCGATAAGATTCACCAAAGACCTCATGGAGGCTGCGAGCTTCCATTTGGAGTTTGTCTAAATCTTCCTCTTCGCCAAGTCTTACTGCATGATGGCGACTATTGAACAAGATGTACCGAGTCTTCGTGATGGTTTGCCTGGTTCTTCTCTTAGCGTTTTTCATCGTAAAGCTCCTTTCCTTACTCCCTTAAAATTGGGTGACTTTAACTAGACACTATGGAAATAGTGTTTTCAAACTTTAGAAGTACTATATGTAGTTGTAGGGTTAGTCCATGGCATCAGCCCTTCATTTGGCGTTTTCGACTATGCAGCAGCTCGCTTGAATACCACAGCCATCTCTTGTCTAAATGGCATCAGCCAGTCACGCAGCAGCACATCCTTGTCCCAGGCGCCCCCATTAGAAGCAAGAAGGGGATTGTAGTCCAGTTTCAAGCTGCCATTGTCAAGTGTATTGAGTCTGGCTCCACCACACCTCAGGCCATGCAGCAATCCGAATATGCTGCCTCCACAGGGTAGATCTTTTGGCTTGTTTGAGAACGTTTGATTGACCAAGATCTGAACATCGTACTTTTGGGCCGTAATTAGCACACTGGCCCACAGGATATGATCCTCTCTCAGATCTGGACGAGGATCTCGATCCGAATCTGACATTGGCTTGCTTTTTTTGCCCGAGAGAATCTGGGAGTACTTGTTCATAAGGGACGCTCCTTTCTACGTGGAAAAGTTACGGGGTTACACTAAGTTACATAAAAGTTACGCGCTAAACGCTTTATTCGTCGTGCTTTTGCCATGGTGTAACTTTGTAACTTTTAAAATGTACCCATATAATCAAAACAGAGAAATTACACTATTAGACGTGGGTAAGAATTCTTCTTTATTATTTTGAAATTCTCCAGCTTCCCAGGTTACAAGGTTACAAACTCTCAAATCTGCGTCTATACCGGTGTTTCAGGTGTAACCCGTAGCGTAACCCAGTGTAACTTTGTAACTTTTACCCTACAAAAGGGAGCCAGTGCCCCTAGAGGCATTCTGCATTCTCACTTCTCGGTCATAGACGCTCTCTGCAAGTTCTACTACAGTTGAAGGGACACTAGCCTCATCCAAAGCAATAACAATGCCTTTTCTGGCCACTCCGCTGAACCTGACCGTCTTTGAATCTTTACAATACGACTCATCCTGCAGATATTTAAGTACACTCATGCGGTCAAATGGTTCTTTACCGGTCCTCCTGCGATAATACTCAGCCCACTTGTTATAGACAGCCGGGAACCATAATGCGAACTCTTCATTGTGCTTCAACACCTTGAAATGGTCTGGCCCCAGCTCGCCTTCGGACTCTAGAACCACCACGTCATTCCAAAACTGCGCCAGCATGTGCTCGTCCTCTGCGGCCTGTTTGACTTCCTTGCACTCCTTGAACACCCACTTGATGAACTCCGGATCTTGCTTGACCGTGACATCAAAGCATGCGGCGATGATGGCCCAGTTTTCAGCCGTCCTATCTGTGATATCTTGTTCGACCAGGGCTGCCTTCATGTCTTTGATAGCTTTGATGATTTTTGGAGCGTAGTAGGGGTAATTAACGATTAAGTGGTAGACAAATCCACTAAACTTCTCACTTGTCTTGTTGAGCCAATCATAGTGCTCCCGGTTTCGCTTATTCTCGCTGATCTGAAGCGGGATAGTCCTCGTGAAAAGCCCATTATCCTGGGGGAGCTCCTCGCCGCTTATTGCGACTGTGCTATGGACAGAGTAGGACCTTGCCCCAAACTCCGACTTGATTCCTTTGCCAGATGCCTGCCTGTTGTAGGCCGATCTGAGATAGCCATCTTTCTTGGTTACCTCTCTCTCATTCCTGTACTCATCAAACCACACTCCAAGGCTCGACCTGTAAGCCAGCACCCGCATAATGTAGTTTTGCGTTGATTCTTTGAGGCCGATGCCCTCTGTCTCGATGCCAAAGAACATCATGATCCAGCGCATGAATGTTGTCTTACCGGACTGCCGCTTTCCATGAGGGAACAAGAATGGAGATGACTTAAACTCTTTGAAAATCACTCGACTAAAGACTGACGCGACTACCCAACCAATACCCATGTAAGCGGCGTAGCCACCCACGTTTTCCTTAAATCGATCGGCCACTTCTCTGATGAATGTACGGGAATCGTCCAAGATATAGAGGCTTGGTATCGTATCTTGCGATTGCTCTCCCCTTGGGCCAATATCCAGTGACTGGGGCTTGTAACCTACACCATCTACCCAAAACACTCCGTCATCATCAGGACAGTAAACCTCGCTGTATGCCATTCCATCTTCGTATAGGAGCTCGCTGGAGGGGATTGGTGCATCTTCTCCATACATGCCGATACTACTTAGATGGTTCTTAATGGCCAAGTTGCCAAACAGCCAAAAGCCTGGTTTGATTTCTCCAATCATCTCTGGAGTGTAGATAATAGCCCCTGTATCTCTCGCTAGCTCATATTTCCAAATCTCTGTGAGGTCTGTCCCATTGCCTTCGAACACATAATTGCCCTTGCCAAAGCAAAACTTCTTGAACTCACCAGGACCCGCCATGTCAGTTGGAGTCATTGTAAAAGCATCCGAGGATTCGCCAAACTGATTCACAAACCTCACGTGACGGATACATCCCTCAGAGCTAAAGTAACTTGCCTCGATGTTGATCACGAAGTTTGAGAGCTGCTCTTCATAGGTGACATCGCCCCTCTTCCGTTCGATTAAGTACTTCCCATATTCTCGCCTGATGGGTGAAGTGGTGAAATATCGAGCGATCTTCCGCCTGACAATCCGCTGTGCACTTTCAGGGAGTATGTCCAAGTACTCCGTTGGCGGCACGGCTGACCTGATTACATTGACCATATCTTGCTTGGTCTTACCCATGGCCAAGGCCATGTCAAAGTCAATCTTGCCATTTTGCATCCAATCATCTGGGAGTGTACCAATATCTGCTATGAATCCTTTGCGACTAAGTTTGTACCCCATTATGTAAGCCCAATAGGGAGTGTCCCAACGATCTTCGGGTTTTTGCTTATAGTTGGAGAAACTCGGATTATCCTTGACCTCATTATCAAATACAATCGTGACATGCTTTACGCTGTGTTGCTCTAAGAGAGAGACAAGTCGTTCAAAATGTTTACTAGCAAAGCTACTTACTCCCGGTACAGCAATGGCCGGAATTCCTAGCTGATAGAGTGCTGCTGCCTTAAATTCGCCCTCTGTGATTATGATATGTTTAGGCTTGTCCTTGAGTAAGAAACTGCAATAGGGCTGTACCCGTACGTCTGCAAGGCCCAACTTGTGAGGTCTAAGCAGTGTAATCTGTCTGGATGAATCAAGATAAGGTATAATGACTCGGTCTGGTTCGGTTAACTGCGTGGCAGGAACTACCGCATTGTTCACTCTCGCGAAGACCCCGGAAGCAATTAGAGCGTCATCGTCAAACTGATTTCTAAGCGATTCTAGGGCTTGTTTGTTCCCTGATGATACAAACCTTAAGTCGTTGATTGTTTTGTCGGAGAAGCCCCGTTTTAACTTAAGCTCGGCCCTGTGTTTTGAGTCTAGTTGACAACGGGAAAGATACGCTTCGTAGATCTGCTGTGATGAGGAAAGTTGCTGTTGCTCCCTTAGCTCTTGAGCCTGGTTAAAAGCCGCGAGGTCACGTGTAGCACTGGCCTCATCCATACCCCGGATCACACGCAAGAACTCAATGGCTCCTGCCCCTTGTTTACTACATGCCTTGCATCGCCATTTACCAGGAGGTTTAGTTTGGATTGACAGCGATGCGTTGGTGTGGCAAGCCGGACAGGTGGCCAGTGCCCAGTCCGTGCCACCTGCGTCAATCCCCAGAACCTCACTCCAAAAGGCGCCCCAATCGCGGACAGTTATGTCTATGTCATGTTTCTGCTTTTTCATTAGTTATCACTATCCCTGCGTGATTTTGAATCCGTTCAGCAAGCAAGCTGTAGCGCTCTTCGATTTTGTTGTTACGAGCTGCCTGTTTGACTCCAAACCCATCTGATATGAGTACCAATCTATCCTTGGCCCGAGTCATGGCTGTGTACAGCAGATTACGCTGCAACATGATATAATGATGTCTGAGAAGGGGCATGATGACGAGTGGGAATTCCGAGCCTTGGCTCTTATGGATTGTTGCTGCATAAGCTAGCTGCAAGAGATCCAAGTCCTCAACCTTAAACTCGATGCTGGTACCATCAATGTTTGCCGTCATATTCCCCTTCCGAATTTCTTCTACTAGCCCAATCTGACCATTAAATACGCCTAAATCATAGTTGTTACGAACCACCATGACCTTATCACCAGCCCGAAACTGTCCAAGCTGAGGAATTCCTTTGCGCCAGGGATTGACGATATCCCTGATTGCTTGATTTAGAGCATTGACCCCACATTTACCCCGCCTCATAGGTGCAAGAACTTGAAAATCCATCACACCCATACCACGCTTAAGAGCAAGTCTGACTTGATTTAAAACCTCACTGGCACCCATCACATCATCGCCAACTGAGATGTACTCATAGTCACCAGATGATAGTGTTGGCGGTGTTTTACCCTCTGTAAGATTATTGGCATACTCCGCAATCTTAGACCCACCAGCTTGACGATAATTGTATTTAAGCCGTGTTGTGGTGATTTTGTGAGAACGAATGATATCTCTAAGAACTGAGCCAGGCCCCACGGATGGCAACTGATCGATATCGCCAACTAAGATAACTTGGTGTTCATCGGGGTTAAAAGCAGAGAATAAATCATGGGCTAATTCAAGATCAGCCATACTTGCTTCGTCAATCACTACAAGTGCAGGCCCAGGTAAAGGATTGTCGTAACCATGTTCAAATCCCCCAGCAATTGGGTTGTAACGGAGCAGACGGTGAATTGTCTTGGCTTCAAACCCTGTGGCCTCTTCCATGCGTTGCGCAGCTCTCCCGGTAGGGCTGGCTAGTAAAATATGTCGATGTAATTTTTCTCGTTTGGAGATCTCGCAAATAGATCTGATTACAGTCGTTTTTCCAGTTCCGGGACCTCCAGTCACAATTGACAGGCCATTAGTCACGGCCTCTTTGACAGCTTCCCGTTGCATAGGTGCATACTCTACACCAGCATCTTCTTCTGACCAATCAATGAGTGCTTCCATGTTATGGATAGAAATCGAAGGCCTGTTTGCAAACTCCTTGACCTTAGCAGCAAGCCTAACTTCAGCACTATGCAAGTGCTTAGCGTACACCGCATTACCTTCTCGAACTGCCTCACCGGCTTCAATCAACCCTTCCACAGCATCAGAGACCAACTGCACGTCCACATCAAAATCAAGCAGCTCCTTAGCCTTGGCCAAGATGTCTCTAGGCCGCAAATAACAATGTCCTTCGGTACCTGCTTCCGTAAGCAAGTACTTTACTGCTGCCTTAACTCTAAAGGGGCTGTCGTGTTCGATCCCAATGGCTTGAGCCACCGCATCGGCTTTCTTAAAACCAACTCCCCAGAGCTCATCAGCTAAAACATAGGGATTGTCCTTAACCACTTGAATGGAGTCAGAACCGAATTTGGCTACGATTTTTTGAACCAATGCCGGAGTGATTCCCTCACGACAAATCAGACCAGAGAGTTCTGCTGCAGTCTCATTTTGAGCTATGTTATCGGCGATCTCTTGTGCTTGGTCGGGTTTCAAGAAATCAAATTGTTTCAAACAGGATGGGTTTTCTCGAATCAGATCCAATGCGTTGTCTCCTAGCCCATCCACAATCCTCCTGGCTTTGGCTGGTCCAACTCCATAGGCGATGGTAGATAGATACCTTATGGCGCCTTGCCTAGTAACTGGGAGAAGAAGTTCGCAGGTTTCTACGGCAAACTGCTTGCCATACTTGTGATGGGACCTCCACTCACCTTCGAATCTATACTCGTCACCCTCACGAAGCTCTGGCAGATTCCCTACCGCAGTTACTCGCTCGTCCAAATCTGATTTGGCTCCCTTGGGTTTGATGGTAAGCACGGAATAGCCATTATCGGCGTTATGAAAGATCACTCTTTCAACAGTGCCAATGATTTCCGTGTCATCATCGGTTGCCTTTAGTATAGATACATTCCCTAGACTCACTTCAAGTTGCGTAGCCTCCACTGCTGCCATTTGCGTCACCTCCGTAGCCTCCACGACCACCCACATCGCCCACAAGCCTACCCTTGACGAAGCCAATCGTCCACAAGACCTTTGTGTGACAATGAGGGCAAACGTTAAGCGTTCCCTTGCTCGACCTCCTAGCCCACTCTGTGGGCTTATCCTTTCTGGTTGGTGGTCTCTGGCACATTTCGCATCGAGCTTTTCTGCTCACGTTCCTCGCCACCCCTATGATGGGGAGTGTATGCTCCCCATCACCAAATGTCTCGCTAACCAACTATTTACTACCAACTACCCGCCAGAATTAGGTGATCGGGAAGAGCTGTCTTAAGCCTGTCCACCTCAAATGCAATGGCGTCTTTGATATAGACATCCTTTTTGGGGCAAGTCAAGATGATTGACGGTTTCTCATCTTCAGATTTAGGCTTGATTAGTTCTAACTCGACCTCGATGCTGGCCTCATACTCACTATCGTTTAGAATAGGCATGTACGGTTCTATGACGCTAGGTAAGGCCACAAGTCCCTCTCTACCATTCGATTCTTTGTACATCACACTGACATTGCCAGCTTCGTCGTACTCATAGTCACCCTTAATTTCGGTGATCACTTGGAGCTTACGTATGTTAGCCACCAACATGTCTCGATCTGGTAGTTCATCAAGCTCTAGACGCCGTAGGAAATCAGCGAGTTGCTTTTGGTTCATCCTTCGACCGAACATCTCATTCCAGTTATCAAACTGCTCGGAAAGGTTAAAGGAATACATTGCTTGGTCTAGCGGTCTATCCTGAATACTGTCGTCCAGGATCACTCGTACATCGCCATTGTTGTAGAAAACCACAGTGTTTTCGACAGTACCTTTTCTCCTTACATAATCAATGACCGCAGACATAGAGCTGAGATTGTACCTCTGCGTGTTCCACTCGTGAATTCTTCTAACTTCCAGCGGTTCTTGAATAATGCGAACCGTTTCTGTGCCTGTCTGCGGGGTTATTTGAATCGCCATATCTTTGTCGCTCATATTTCGTACCTCCTGTGCTAACCTGGCTTAGGCCTTTTTTTCGCTTGCTTCAAACAGTGAAACTGCCTTAAGTTTTTCTTTGGGCTTGTCCACCTTGACAGAGAGCTCATTGTTATCACCAATGGAGATCGTGCCGTATTCAGCTCTGGAACATTTGGGTTTCTGGCTTTTAATCTCCGTCTCGATTAGCACCATAGTCTCCATGTCCTTGGGGCGGTGGAGCGTGACGCTAATTGTGATTTTACCCTTCTGACCCTTGCTCAACGCAGACAATACATCCTGATAGTGATTGATAAAATCTTGATTGAGCTGCCCGCCTTGTATCGTGGCTAGATTCAGCTCTTTGGAAAAGTCTCCATACATGCTAAGTCCTCCTTTCCATCGATGGTAAAAAAAGATGTTGTTGCGCTAACTAATACCCTGGTACACATCTCGCAGGCCTTGCAACAAGCTCGGCTTGTGAGGGCCCTTGATGTAAAGGCCCATCTCGTTCGCTTTACTGTAAACCATCGGTACTTTGCGACCCAATACCCGCGCGATCTCCTTGACGGGCATCTTACCATAACACTCTCGCACAAACTCTTCCTCATCGGGTGTCCAGGGCGTACCCCTTGGTTGCTTGCTCATGCGCTCACCTGCTCCCTAGCCACTCCCAGCCTCCGCAGAGCTTCATCTACGACTTCCTGAGGTAGCTTCTCACGGCTTCCGACGTCTTCAATGATCTCACGAGTTTCAAGGAACTTTGTTTCCCCTTCCTCAGCCAGCAAGCCAAGGAACTCAGCAATACGATATTCTCGTTCTGACTGAACCTCCAAGTGCTCCCTGCTCAAAACCTCATAGCCAGGGCGGGCTGATTGAAGTGGAATCATATTTACATCAATATCAAATCTTTCAACATCGCGGATCGTGAGTAGGCAGACCTGCACCTGACGCTCCATCTCCTCAGGGTGGGCCGACAGCCTGCAAAGTGCACCAGGATTAATAGCTAACATCTTGCCCCGTTTGTTTGCAGCCTCCATTCCTTTCGCTCCAAACCCAATGTGATGATGACCGGTGATGAGGATATCTGGTGCCCTCTCCTGCATAGCAATCTCGGATATCAGGGTATGGCGCATGTCGAATCCAGGACGCTGCTCCAAGATCATGCCGTGCACAAGACGGACTTGAAGTGACGCTTCGGTATCATCAAGGACATCCTGAGGCATTAGGTACTGCTCAAGGTCACGGTCTGTGTCTACGTTGTAGCCGTGGCCAGAAACCACGACTTGATCTTCATTGCCCAGAAAAGAACATGCCTCTTGAAGGTTTTGAATGTATTTTAGATTGGCCATGAACCCAAAGGGCGTGCGATTCAGGCTCGTTTGATTAGCCCCAAATAGATCATGATTACCCGGAATAGTCAGAAGCGGGCTCTTGGTTGTGCCATAGTTCCAAAGTAAGGTCATGACTTCCGCTATGCTTGGGAGCGAAACGGTAGGAGAATCAAAGAGATCTCCCGCTTGGATGATCGCATCCACCTTGTGCCTGTTGGCCAACTCGCAAACCTCAACGAGTTTGCGCCTGATGGCCGCTGGGTAATCATCAGTTCTGGAACGGGGATTGTTACCACGATAATGGACGTCTCCTACAATTAACAGCTTAATCATGCCTCTCCCACCACGCTTTCTCCATCAATTTTGCTGACCACAATACTCTTGTCCGCAACCTCAGCCAGAGCTGCTTGGTGGGTTACAAGGATTATTTGTCTGCCAGTTTTACGAGCGTACTCCTTCAAAAACACAGCCACATTGGGGGCAAAGGCAGAAGAAACGTGTTTGCCCACCTCATCAAGGAGTAGAGGCCCCTCTGGTTTTGGCCGGGACAGTTCTAATAAGGCAAGCCGTAGAGCCAAGGAGACGATGTCGACGACCCCACCGCCGCGAGAATCTTGAGGATCCCCTGCAACCACTTGGTCACCATATAGGGATACCACTTGCCAATCAGCGGTAGGAACTCCAGCACGCTCGCCAAGTCTAATTTCAAATGCCAATCCCTCTTCACCAAACACGGCTTGTAAGGCAGCTGTGACGGTCTGTTCGATGCGAAGTTTTAGCTGCTCACGGCTGAACTCACTCACCTTGCCAAACAACACCTGAACCTGCCTCCATGTATCCAGGTCTGCCTGCAGCTCCTCTTGTTTGGCTTCCAACTTAGCCTTATCGGAGCGAAGGAGCTCCAGCTGCCCCTCCGCCTTCTGGTGCCTCGACCTAAGCTCTGCTAGCCTAAACTCCAGGCTGTTCAGTGTTAGGTGTCCTTGTCCGATCATGATACGAAACTCCCTAAAGTCTGGGTTGGAACAGGCGCTGGAGGCAGTAGCGCTTCGGCCTTGGTTAGGGCCTCGGCAATTTCCGCTTCAAGACGTGTAATTTCCGCATCCAACTGCTCGGGTTCAATGCCATAGGCCCTGATTTCGGCTTCTAAGTCGGCCTGCTGTTTTTGTAAGCTCTCCAGGGTAGCTTCAGCCTTGGCCTTCTCGGTACGGGCTACCTCGGCCCGTTGTTTCAAAGACTCCAATCTATCCGCAAGGGTAATGTTGTTGTTCATTTAAATAACCTCCCGAAGTTTAAACTCATGTGCCTGTGCCCCACAGGTAGGACAGATGCCAGCTTCGTTTAGCGTTTCATAGTAAAGCTTCTTGGCATTTTCGTGGGTGTGTGTAGCCAATTCCAGTGAACCTAACGTTTTTTCTTTCGTCTCTCTTACACTGCTCAAAACGGAGTTGTATTTCCGAATTTGCGCCAACTTTGCCAAGGAACTCGCAGAGCCTGCCACCATGGAACTAACTTTATCAATGCCCTCCAGTTGTTCCATGGTTTTCCTAGCTTGGTTAAGCTCATGTTGTATAATGACATGTGGAGTGTGATACCTATTCAAATCCGCCAGTCTAGCTGATGCGGCACTGGCTTTTTCAAGATGTACGGAGAGCTCCGGGACTCCTTTGATTGTTTCTAAATGCTGTCTATACTCGGCCACAAAATTGACTGTCGTATCATGTCCCCGCTTAAGCCTGATAAGAGTCTGAAAGGCCTCCAACTTATCAAAGGTGCCATAGATGTAAACTGCTGCGTCATCCGTAAACTCGTAGCGGGAATAAATGTGGAGTGTGCCCTCGATGTTATCTGTCAAAGCGCAGCGTCTTTGCATTAGTGTCTGGAAGCCTGTGAATTGAAGCTGTTTCGAGGACGCCTCATTCAGGGCGTCTGCCGCTCCGTCTAAGCCCCGATACCTATCTAAATACTCCTTGCCCCGACTAATACGACCCGCCAACTCGTCAGACTTGGCCTTTAAGCCTTGGAGTTCCCTAAGCCGTTCCTGCCTAGACTTAATCGTCTGAACGAGCACTTCCAGCTGAGCTAACGTCACACCCAACCCTTCGACCCAGGCAAGCTCTTCAATTTGCTCGTCTTTTGTGGTAAGCTGGGCCTCGATCGCTCTCAAATCCATAGCATGCCGGTAGAGATCTGTGCCTAGCTGTTTATTTGCCACATCCACATCTTCCGTACCGGCAAGCTTACCCAAGACCTTGGCTCTGAAGCTTGAGGCAATAGAGTTACCCAGGAACGGCCCGTCCAATTGCTCAGCAATGTTCAATTTAAGATCGATGTCCCCGACATCCACGGGAGACACCCCTAGTACCTGCTGGACCTCTGCGGGAACGTTGGTACCGAACCCCTCATAAACTTGTTCATCTCCACCGGGATGAGCGACAATGTACTGGTTTTTGCTTGGAGTCCGTAGTCTTGCTACGCTCCAACCATCATCCATGGTCACTCTTACCTCAGCTATCGTACATCCTACCCGGATAAAATCTGTACCTTGAGGTTGGTTGAAAAACACCCAGCGCAACGCTCTCAGTATGGATGTTTTTCCTGAATCTGAATTTCCGGTAATCACTGTCAGGTGGCCTGATGGAGAGAATTCAACTGTCGTGTTAGCGTGAGACTGGAAATTGACGATTCCGACTTGCCTGATGGATTTCATAGCCATCCTCCTTTTTGCGGAATGAGTGGGTCAGGCCGAAACCTGACCCGGTGTCCTCTGGTTAGAACGGCTCATTATCGTCCATGACAGGCTCATCCACAAAGTCCATCACATCATCTTGCAGATAGTCATCGGAATCAACGCCCATGGCCTCAGCAGCTTGCTGCATTGCAGAGCGCATCTTAGCAAGGCGCATCATCTCTTTTGGTGGCACTGGATCCCCAAGTTTAAAGCGGCCTACCGCATAAGAGAACTTGCCAGCCTTCTCAGGGGTGAGTGTTGCCACCGTCTCCACGGCCACATCAGTAATGCCCTTGGTGAGACGAGCTGAGATATACTCGTCAAAGCTCTTTAAGCTAGTTGGCGGGAAGCTCACAAATGCAGGAAGTTGATAGCCAGGAAGTACGAAGAATACTCTACGCATCTCCTTGCAGGCCTTACCTGCTGTGGCGTTCCCTGCCTCGTCCTCCCCACTCCCCCACTGGTTCATAGGGCAGGTTGCGCAGGAACGTTCCATCCCGTCACGAGTTACGCCTGTGATCCCATCCATAGAGCTGCACTCAGGTACATTATCATCTGCACCTTTGACCCAATAGCCGCGGGTCTTTTGTTTGTAGACGATCACGCCCCGAAGCTCGTCCAAGGTTTGGCCAGACGGGTCTATGAAACTACAGGCGTCTTTGTTGATCTTGATCCGTGCCGGCCTGAGGGTTGCCCCCTCACGGCTTACCTCAATCTCTTTCAGATAGAACTGGGCGAACTCCATAATCTCTTGGGGAGTTAAGCCGGTCGTATCGATGCCTGCTGCCTGCAAAGATTGGGCAACGGAATCAGGGATTGCTACTGCATTGGTTTTTTCACTCATCGTGGTTCCTCCTCAGAATCTAATCTAATTGCATCAAAACTAAGATGATGGAGCGGGCAGGATTGGTTACCTGCACCTGCGTTCAGTTGGTTGCGCCCACTGGCAGGAGGGCACGTCTGCCCTGCGACTATCTATTCCGCCACCGCTCCATCAAACAGGAAAACGAAGTATTTAGGCCCCCAGTGACGCCATTAGCTCCAGGCGGCCAGTAGTAAGTCTCATCACCGAGCTTGCAGCCGCGAACTGATTATTGAGCAAATCAAGGTCAAACTGGGCAGCGGTCACTGCCGATTCAAATGTTTTGTGGTCCTTGAGCTTTGCCTGATACGATGTCGACTCTTTGAGACGCTTGGCAAGTTCTGCCTTGCGAGCCGTATCGTTGGAGAATAGTGGCTTGCCAGTCGAAGGATTTTGTGCCTCTGTTATCTCAACAAGGATCATCTGCTCCTCGAAAAGCAACTCTGCCTTTGACGCTTCCAGGCTTTCTCTAGCTGACTGCAACTGTTGCTGTTTGTGCCTGATTTGCTCGGGATAGGACATCAACGCATTTTGCAACTTCTCAATGTTGAGCGCCTGCTCGATCGAGTTAACGAGCTTGGTATTATCCAGCCTGTTTCCGATAGGTTGTACACTCATTTGTGTCACTCTTCCTTTCTAGGTGATTTTGAATCGTATCGGCAATCTTACGCAGGTGTTCATCACTTCCGTAGATCGTAAGGTGACTATCAATGGTCAGGAGGTTCCCGTTCCCCTCAGAGATTTGTGCTGTGACGTTGATATCACCCTTTAGAAACATGTAGCCTGCGATCTTTGACTCAAACACACGCCCTCCCCCTCTTGAGTTTGGATTCTCGTTGTGATATACTACTAATAGATGGTTTTAGCCGTTGCCCCTTACTCTGTGCCACCAGAGAGGGGTTCTTTTTAATTCTCATACTTGAGGTTTTCAAGACACTCTTCCGAACAACAGCATCCAAACTCACCTTCTGGAACTCCATCACCGGCGACAAACTCTTCGCCGCAAAATTGACACTCTTTCACAGACTTATTTGCCATCTAACTCCTCCCCCTTATTTTCTTCGATGACGTCCAGCATCGGGGTGATAATCTGTTCCTCCAACCGGCAATGCGGACAAAGGTTAATTCTTGCATGTTTCCCGTCACAATCACCAGAACAGGGATAGCTACCATTCGCCCAGTGTGCCTTTAAGACCAGCCTGTGCAGGTGGGCCTGTTCTTGCGTGCTGAGGCTTCCGAGCACCTTTTTCAGTGCCTCCTTCATAAACTCGCCACCCCTTACTGTGCTTTTTCAAAGTCAGATTTCCCCTTAGAGAGAAGCCAACGCTGAACCCTACGAAGGCGTTCCTGCCCAACTTCACGCTCTTCTTCTGGGAGAAACTCGACCCTTATCTCTAGCTCCGGTTTTTCTTGGTTCGACTTGATTTTTTCGCCCACAACTCACTCCCCCTAGGCCACCGGCATCCGCCTAGTATACGGCTCATGGCACTGCCTGGTAGCGAATCCTCGTGCAAATAACTTTTCATAGCCTCTGATTGCCTGTTCTTCGATGTCGATGTTGTAATAACTGTGGACCATGGCAAAGAACGTATCTTTGGCTGCCACAATGTCCATCACTTGTTCAATGGCGTGCTCCAGGGCTATGTAGTCCGCATCAGTTAGTTCACCAGCGTTCAACTTGTTTCGAAGCGCCAAAGCCTCCAGGGCCACAATTGCCTCAGTAAACTCCTCAATCAGAACATCCCTCACCGTCATTGGATGCATGTCCACTAAGTCAAGATATGGCATTGTAACCACATTGATGGGACACTCAAAGCAACACTGATGCTTATATGGCTCGCTTCCGGTGTACCGAACAAAAAGACAGGATACATCTGGAGGGACATTGCATACTTCCCTTTCGTAGTTGGAGATTGTTGACCTATCCACCCCACAAGCCTTGGCCACTTCGGCCTGGGTCAATCCCAACCGTTCACGTTCCTGTCGCATTATGACGCCTAGTTTACTCACTCTTCAAACCTCCTTTATTTGGGTAGTTTGTTTTTCTTAGACTACGGCAGCTGTAAGACTTCGTAAGGATAAATCGTCGCACTGTGTGTTAAGCCATTTAGCTTCCTGATTTCGTGAATAACTTCGCCTGTGTGCTGTCCTGGATAATACTCAGTGGCTATAGCCCAAAGGTTGTCCCCCGGTAGCACCTGGTAGGTTTTGGGCCTTGACGGTTCAGGACCGGCAACAACGATGGGCATATCGAGCCATGGGCCGTAAAAGCAATCGTACAGCCACCAGGCAGCGTAGCCTAGAGTTGCTACAAGGATCAGTGCAAGACAGATCGCCAAAGTCGACTCCACCCTATCCATTACGTTCACTCCCTCCTTGGGTTTTGTATGAAACTCCCACACCTAGCTACTTTCGGTGTGAGTTGCTATAGTGGTAGAATTTGGTTAACCAGAGAAGAATTCCAATACAGCGAAGTCTTGATCGGCGTCTAGTGCATGAGCCAGCATGTACTTGTCTGATCGCGGTGTGTTCTCTGGCAACTTGACGATCATGCCGGTCCGGTTATCCATGTAATAGTCGTACCCGCCGTCTGTAAACTTGTAGGTGTATCTGCTCTTCATACGGATATCTCCCTTCTTTAGGTAATAATGGGGTATTGATGATTGCGACTTTTACCACCCCAAGGTAGCGCGCTATTGGACTTTAAACGTAACCGACAAAGCAGGGTACATTGCAGTCAAACGTCTTTTTGCCTCTTGCACATCGACATTGGCACCCAGTGCCCACAAGACAACGTCACAGTGTTTCTTGCCATCCAGGTAGCACCATATCGTCTTTCGCCTTCGTGCCATTGAGTTCACATCTCCCTTCTTTGGGTAATGAGTCTGTCACGCTGTCTCCTTGGTTGCAGAGGTTTCGCCTTGCGTTTCACGTACCGTGAAACGTTCGGGTAAAAAAATCTCTGTTACATCTACTCCCAACAGTTCACCAGTGCGCTCTGCTATTGCTCGTGTAGCTGGGCGAGCTCCCAGTTCCATCATTGCATATGTGCTAACTGGTATTTCAAGCTCAGCTGCAATGGCCGTTTGTGTATATCCTTTAGCAAGTCGGAGTTGCCTTAGAATACTCATGTCGTCACCCCTTTCGTTT